GGCATATTTAAACCGTTTAGGGTCCCCCACCATTACTTAGATGGTGGCAAGCAGATGGTTACGTCGGTGCCCGGAGGCAGCACTGACCAACAATTTCGCTCCCGGAGGATTCGCGACGCATTGGCGTTTAGCCCTCAACAGCTACTACAGCGTGTACAAACTGCAGTAGCTCTTGGCTGTGGTAAACGCCAGGTTCTGTCCATGTGCGCACGAACTCCCGCAGCCTCAGCAAAACTGCTAAGGGGGTTCTGTACATGCGCGCAACAAACTCAAGCGCTGATGGCGATTCTTTTTGCGCTGTTTCTGCTTTGAGATACTTTTTGTGGGCTTCGTTGATGGCCTCTGTGACAGCCCTGCGGTCTCTTGCGAGACCTGAGGTGAACTTGAGCTGTGAAGAGATGAGGTCGTTGAAGATTGGGACGTGGGCGGTGATTTTGGCAAGGCCGAGGCAGACGCCGCGGACGTGGCTAGGTCGACCGCGCTTGCCGAGCTTGTGGACTGTGATAAACATTTTGAGGAAGGCTTTAAAGGTGGGCGCTGGGTAATAGTCGAAGGCGGCCATGTGAAGCGGGTAGAAGGCATTGCTGCAGAAGCGGCAATCTTCAATATCGTGCTGCGATTTGACCTTTGGGACGAAGCCTCCGTCACGGTAGCTTTGTGCAATAATGGCGTGAGCATACGCTGGCACCCAGGAGAACATGTCGTCTCCGCGCACCATGACTGCAAACTCTCCAGGTTTGAGTCCAGCCTTTCGACACCCTTCCAAAAACATCGCAAGATTCGTGAGGGTGTTGGTGATGGTTGTATTTGGAGCGCCGGTTGCAAGGCGTGCCGGAAGTCTAGCTGTGACTCCATGGCGGGATCTGTACTTTTGTCGCTTGAGCTGGGTGCAAAGAATTCTGTAGGGTTCTCCGCATAATCCCAGGCCGTTGAAGGTGTCGAAAGTAAATTCGAGGCTCGCTGGGTTCTGGCAGAGATCATTCTTAGAGAGATCAATTTCGAGGTGATAGCGCGGACCAAATTTACGCTCATTGCGAGAGAAGAATATAGCGACGTCTTCAGCAGTCGAACCGCATTCGAACAAAACGTCGTCATCCGATTGATTGTGCAAGTAGTGGCAATACGCATGCAGGTTCGGGCCATAAGCCGCCTTGTGGAGCGGATCAATCGCCACAATGTTGCGCGGCTTGACTGGGTCGGGGTATTCGAACGAGCCAAGCGTTGACCAGATTTTGACCTCACGCTTGATGCCCACAGTGTTCGTCGTGAGGTCTTGGTCGGTGTAGTTGCCTTCGTCGAAGCGCAATTTCGACCGGAGAATTTCCGTTTGATTTTTCCGAGAAAACCGCGCAAGCCAGTCCAACCACGGAGTAGGCTCGACCGCGTCTTCTGCAGCAAAGAAGCGCTTGTAGTACCAATGGCGTTGAGCGCAAGCTTGACGCCAGAACTGATGTATAGCGCTTGCTCTGGTGTCGTAAGGCCGCGCACACAAGACACGAGTGAGGAGAGATGCGATTTCGTCTGCTGCACAAACTCTTGAGATGTGAGGGAAGAAGCCGGAGGGCACTGGACCGGCGATGTCGGCACCAAAGGTGTTTCCTTGGCAGAGGTCCTTGCAACTGGAGATGGCGCACTTAAGGCCGAGCTCTGGGAAGACTCCGTCGAACACGCAGTTGCGAATGCTCCGTCCGGCGACTGGTGAAAATCCTGATTTAAAACGCCCAGATGTGGAAATGGGTCATTGGAGTGAGTGAGAATGTCGACATTATCAACGGCGCGTGTGGGGTCGAAAGTGGTTACATCCTCTTTGGCGAAGTCGATGCTGCGGATGAAGTTTGGACCAGCGACCGCATGGGCAATGCTGCCTGCGACCTTACCAGCCTCAGTGGCGAGCATTTTGCCAACAGCGCCAGTGAAGGCTATCTGAGGGCCACCACCAACTGCTCCATTGATGGCTATGCCTGCGAAGAAACCTTTCACCATTCGCTTGACGTTTTGCAACATGCCCCCAGTGGTCAATGTGTTTTCAGGTGTCACAATTGGGTGACGATTAGCAAAAACAAGGGTCTTCCGATAGGATTCGAGCGCCCTTGAATCACCAACGAAGCCCATGGAATTCACCGCGACATCATTGGTGAAAGCATAGCTACGCGACGAATTTGCTGCATCACGATGGGCAAGACCCAAGGCGACAATTGCATACATTTCGACGGCGCTGGAAAACTGATAGGCGGCAAATATGCGACGTGCGTAATCTTCAAATGCATCAAACCCCAAGTATTGAAGGGGACGATTTTGGTCAAAAGGCTTTACCGCATTGAGCAGTGCTGTGGCGGCATCTGAACGCGCGAAATCCAACTGATCACTAGGATTGGGCAGGCGCACATACTTGTTACAGCAACAAGTGAGGTACACTAGAATCTCGCGCGGCAATTTCACGGGCCGTTGCCAATTGTCCATCTTATAGTCCTCCATGGTCACGTGGGCATAGCAGACATTATTAACACGTGGATAGAAGGCATCTGGAATACAACTGAGGCCATTAAGGCAGTCACTGATTTCGGCGATTAATGGATTAACTTGTTCTGTTGTTGTGGTTGCGCATGCTGCCCACTCGTCGGCCATGATGTACGCCTCATCGGCACAATGTTGTGGGTAACGCAAAACAGCGAGTTCCTCGACGTCTAGGGGCAATGGTGGTGGCGCTTGAACGATGGGGCTGGTCCCTGGTGAGGGCGCAGGGCTTGGCAAAACTCTTGCAGCCAATGGTTTGCCCGATGTTGCCACAAGCAGATCTTGCATGAGCTCCCCTTCAGAGCGCACTAATTCGAGGTCTGCAGCCATCTTGGCCTTGGTTAGCTTACGACAAGAGCACAGTGTTTGCTTGTAAGTGGCCATTTGCTTGCCCACGCAACCAGCGATGGCCTTATTGATGCTATCCAAAGCCGCCATGTACGCTGTGGCAATGGCGCTATGGCAAGACCCAGCAGTTTCAAGGTCCTTGCCAAGAGTGAGCAAGATCACACACTTCCTGCACACAGGCTGTGAATGGAACTGAGTGAGGATTAGGGAGTCCGTGGACACAGAACAACGAGGGCATTTGCACGGACCTGGCTTAAGAGCTTCGCCTATGCGTCGCACCTGGAGAAGCGGCCAGTCGATGGTGCGCTCGCAGTCGTGGTCCATGTTGTTCAGGATGTGAGGCCCAGTAGTGGTTTCGCACTCGAAAAATGGGTGTTGACACACACAGAAGGATTGTGTGGATTCTGTTCTTTCAACATCGAGGGTGCGTTCAATGCCAAACTGAAAAGTCGCACACGAACACATGTATTGGCTGACAATATCACATAACTCATCAGGGAGGTATGTTGACGACTCGTCCTGAAGAAGGCGTAAAGCCTGGTGTATGTATTGTTGTTCTGGAGCGCCCGCGAAGGGCACGGCTAGAATGCTGATGTGAAGATGGGTGTACTCAGTGTCTTCTGGAAGTGGTGTGAATGGCTCTCCAAAAAGGCGCCCCTCGTGTTCAGCCTTATAGACGAGCGATCGCTGGGTAACGCACGCCCCATTTTCAATGATAGCAACTGGGTAGTCGAACTGGCGCTCCATTTCATGCAGGATGGGAGCAATGAGGTATGGGGGTTTGCGATGGTTCACCAGTGACCCTTGATAGCGTTGCGCAAACGGTGGCATCTGGAATGGGTAAAGATGAGTTGCGAGAGATGGGGAGAAGGGTTCATCCGCAAAATCAACCGACTCAAGAGAGAACGGTTGTTGCAGGGTTAGCGGCGCGTGTGGTTGTACTCCTTCCATTAATGGAAGGGGAAGAGAATATTGGTTTGTGTGTGGATTACACATGGGGGTTGTGACAGCTCTCAGAAAGGTATCTGGAACATAGCTCCGCTCTAACCGCAAACTTTACGACACCCAAGAGAGCATGAGTGATTCTTCTGCGGCCTGACGGTCAAGGCAACATTATGGCATTAACGGCCTCAGCCGGTGTGCAACAACATTGAAGATTGAACGAATAGTGCACAAGTCCCGTTCCGGGCGGCGTGAGATAGCGTTCCCGCAAGAATTTGCGGCGCTAAATCCCACGCCCCTCGAGACGCATCTCGAGGTGAACATGTGTATTAGGTCCTTGTTCAATGCGCCACACCGACAGGTCTAACGCTCGTTCCCCACCCCCGTAGGGGTGAGGTGCCGATGTCGTGGAGTGTCTTTCGATGACTAAAGCGATGTCCAGTGTAGTTGTAGGTAACCCTAGGGCTTTCTAGGAGGGGACCGACTAGCGGGCACCCACCCATTGCCTTGGGAGGTCGAATGATTGGACCGGTCTACCGAGTCGCCAGCGCAAATGGATCAGGTTTCCAAGCCACGATGCACTTGAACCAAACGCCCGGACTACAACACCCTCTCGATTGATTACTGGTGTATACCTCGGTTAGCCTGCAGGTAAATAAGGTGGCAGGAACCCAAGCTCGGGTGGCTGCTAACGGGGGAATGAAATAAATTGCCAGTAACCCTGGTACTATAAGTTTGACCAGGTAATCCCATCCATGAATAGGATGATTCAGGCCGA